CTGTTCTGTTATGTGTTTATTTTGCGGAGGTTTACTTCCGCAAAATAATCTTACAGAACAGCCTTATGTGTTTATTTTGCGGAGGTTTACTTCCGCAAAGCTATCTTTAATTTTCTCGCAAATAGATAGATGGCCACGCGAAAGGTTGGAAAGAATATAGACTATGTGGTAGCAATCCCTTCCTATAAGCGTGCGGAAACTCTCAAAGAAAAGACACTTCCTGTTTTAGCCAAGTATAAGATTGATCCCAAGAAAATTCACGTCTTTGTCGCCAATGAGGAGGAGGAAGAGGTCTATAAGAAGACGCTGACTCCTGGAACATACGGAAAGATCATCAAGGCGGTAAAGGGAATTGGACCTGTTCGCAACTTTATCTATGATTATTTCCCTATTGGAAAGCCGGTTGTCTCCATGGACGACGATATCAAGGGTTTTTTAGAATTTGATGAGAAGATGCCTAGAAAGGAGAAGCCGCTGGTTAACTTGGAAAAGGTCATCCAGCGCGGATTTCAGGAGTGCAAGAAGGCGAACTGCCGTCTATGGGGCGTGTATCCTGTTCCGAATGGCTTTTTCATGAAGGATAAGGTCTCTACGGATCTGAAGTATATCATTGCCTGTTTCGAGGGCTTCTTTAACCCTGGAACGAAAGGGCCGAAGGGTGTTAAGATCAATAAAATGGGTCACAAGGACGATTATGAGAGCAGCATCCAATTCTATAAGAAAGATGGGGCTGTTGTCAGACTAAATTTTGTTGCACCGAAGACGGCCTATTACACCGAGCCTGGTGGACTCCAAGAGTTCAAGAATACAATCCGCTCTCCAAAGGGGATTCTGGAGGGTGCCAAGTGGATTGTGAAGACATATCCTGAATTTGCCACACTGAATCTCACAAAGAAGAGTGGAAAGGCGGAGATTAAGCTGAAGGATACGCGCAAGGTTATTAGCCAGAGGACATAAAAGTCGTGGCGTTAAAGCGCATACTTGAGACCACCCATGCCTGAAGCGATTTCAAAGAAGTTGATATTCTCAACATAGATATTGAGATCATAGGTATACGTAGTTCCTGCTGGAAGAGGATAGACATCCACCTCCACTTGGAAATTCCGAATACGACTGGAATTAATACTGCCAGAAGGCTGTGGAGAGGGGCTTGAGAGACAAAAGCTGTAGATGGGAATGTTTTTAGGAAACCCAGACACAAACTTCCACGGAGTAATCTTTGTAAAATAGTCGATAGGCTTCTCCTCCTGGATCTCATTTCCGTCAGCCAGAACACGCAGATTTCGGATAATCTGCATCTGCCCCTGGCCCACAAGAAGACCCGATGAAAAGGCGCGTGTATTCATCGGTGTCTGGCCAGGTGTGGCAATAAACGGCGGATACGGATAATTCCACCAATTAGTCATATTTGAAAAGTCATTGCGTGTGGGCGCGTCGGATCGGCGTGTAATGAAAAGGAGCCTCGTGATTGGATTATGTGTTTCTAAGTCAAGTGTCTGGCGAGTATAGAGACCCAAGAAAGGATAATTTGTCACTTGATACATTAAATAGGAGAGAGGGGATGTGGCAAAGATCTTCTGTTCTTCTTTGGGCAGATAGATATAGGTTGTCTGAAGTCTGGGATTCAGAAACCACGTATTCAGAGACGGCAGTGTCACGCCCCAGTCCGTCAGAAAGTTTCGGATCTGGCCGCTCAAATCTGAAATCTGGCCATACTGCGGTAGATTTGTCTGAATTTCCAGAGAATCCTGGTTCATCCGATAGCCAGGAGCCACGCGATATCCAGATACATCCAGATAGGTATACAGTTGATTAATCGGATTCAGAGTAATCTGAACTTCGCATTCATGATACTGGAGGCCGACGAGAGGAAGAGCCTCAGATGCCTCTGTAAACCAGAAAGGGAGAGGAACATGAATGTCCTGTCCAAAGATGGAGGGGCGATTTACCTGAGATGTGATTGCTGCATTCGGATTCTGGAAGACACTCGGATAGCCTGTCGCACCTGCACCGCCTGCATAGATACCCTTTGCCGGTTCCGTTAATTCAGGAACATCGCCGACTAGGATCTTCCACTTATCGAACTTGTCAAAATCGTAGTCACACATCGCCTTTGACATAATATAGGTTCCATCAAACTCCTGAATCTTCTGGCCACCCACGAAAAAGGCTACGTTTTGGATAATAGCTGCGCCTAGATAACGAACCCATTGAAATTGATATTGTGATGTTCTTCCCGAGGTTGGCGTCACGTATTTGCTATAGATATCGGGGATTCTGAAACTGAAATACATATCTGAGACGAGATCGGCCACGCGCTGAATTTTGCTGCGGATGCGAATCGGCTGATCAAAGAAGAGTTCATTGGGGCCTTCTAGAGGCGAAGATACACTTTCCATGGCAAAGTGACTGTATCTGCGAAAGGCCTTGTAGAAATAGGTCATTTGTGGATTACCGGATAAAATCACATTTTGTGCCCCATAGGCAACAAGACTTATAAGTCCTCCTCCAGTCATTCTCTCTTCATGTTAGATACTTCCCTTTACATCGTCGGATCTATTTTTATGAGGTATGACCCTTTAAAAATAGATATTCTAAAATTAACTTTTCAAGCATTATAATTCGTTGTCCACCAGTTATCTGCCATATACGGGGGGAGCTCCATCGTCGCCGTCTTTGTCTGCTTGGACGGCCCCTTGTTCATGAGTGATTGGATCTCTGTAAAGGACAGCGCATACCGGGTATAGATAAACTCGCTCATGTAGCCGTTGAAGGCACCGAGAACTTGAAGATCGTCCTGTCCAGCTAGGGCAGGCGTCGTGGATGCGCGGAGCGTGTAGTTCGCATTGGAGAAGAGAACAATGTCCTGGAAGTTCATGTAGGCAACCGTCTTATCAAAACGGATTTTGTTGACTAAACTGCCATTCACATGGACTTCCAGACCACCCTTTCTGCAATTCAGAACCACATGGAACCATTTACGCACAGGGATATTCGTCACATCCACATATGTATAGGGGTTCTCATATGTATTCATCACAATGCGCATTGCATTTGTATCACCTCTAATGAAAACACCGGGACCCATGAGTGGCCAGACACAACCATAACCCTTATGCCAGACATGGTGAAGAACCTTCGCCCCATCAAATGTATTCGGGTTCACGAATAGATAGAATGAGTAAGCAAACTCAACACCTGTCGGCTCATTCTCTGAAAAGAGGATTTGCTTTGCATTGGCATATTTTGCAGGGTCCTGATGAATGACAAGGGCCTTGTCGACTGAGTTTGCCGTATAATCCATCAGTGTCTGGAACCGGTTAGTCATTGTATTGAAACCGCTGTATGCACCTTCAGCCGTAAAGAAAAGGGTTAATACAATTACGTTAATAACAAGGCCAAGGATGATCTCACCGAAAGGAGTTTTTCCAGAGATCACCGAGATAAATCCCGTATTTGATGGGGTCAGCGCAGACATCTATCGGTAAGTATTATTTTTAAGGAAGCGCCAAATTAGTCGTTGGAGATTCCTTAAAAATAATTACAATGGCATTACCGTAGGAACTTAAATTATGACGGGTTATTAGTCGTGGGACATTTATTTTAACAAAGTCACGACGTTACCGGTGGCGCTTTTTAACTTGGCGGTGCGAAGAAACTCTTAAAAAATACCCAAGCATCAAGATTTGAGCCGGATGGTCCAGCCATATACGACTGATAGATCACATTAGGAGTCAACACATAGTTAAAGGTGTTTACCTGACTCACATATCCATCAAATCCAGCCCTGTCTACTAACTTCACTGACTGACCCGTGGGATCCACCTTGTAGAAATGAGGAAGAACACATGATCTGGCCAGCTTACCGTCAATATATACATCGCATGTGCGACCATTGATTACAACCGTAACTTGAGTCCAGCGCTGAAGATCAATCTCTTCAATATCACAGGTTGGCTGAACATTGAGAAGTCCATCATCCATGGAAAGGGGCTTGAAGAAATTGGCCATGGTGGAAGCGTCGAGTAGCACCTCACCTCCTTGCCCTTGGGCCTGCGGCATGTTATTACCTGATGCATCATTTCCAGAGGCATCAACGCCGGAATTGCCCTTCGTGCTCACACGAACAGATAGAGAGTTCTTATAGGCGCCTAGGGCAACTAGGAGCGTGGCAAAGTTCAATCCGCCCAGCTCAAAGACATGCTTACGTGTTCCCTGGTTTGTCTTCCAGCCAGAGATGTAGAGCCACATATTTACACTATATTCTCCTCCCTCGTAGGCCTGGGCCTGGGTTTTGTAAATTTTAACTCCCTGATTAGCTATTATCTTGCCAGACTCAATCATATTTGAGCCCTGTGAGCCTACTCCAAAGAAGAACTGGAAAGAGTAATAGAAAATAACAAGGGCAATCACAACAACCAGTAAATTTATGAACCCAGACAGATAGCTTTGTCCATAACTTGTTGATGAAGCGTTCATTCTACCGTAGGAACTTAAAATTAACGAAGCTCAAAGAGCTTCATTAATTTTAAGTTATGACGGGTTATTAGTCGTTTGACATTTAATTTAACGAAGCTTCGTTAAATTAAAGTCACGACGTTACCACGGTAACTCTAAATTTATGCATATTGAGTTTCCCACTCCATGAGAGGCTTTGAGGGCATCACCTTTGGCCCGCAGCCAATTAAACACAAAGAAGGCAGGCTAAAACCAGGAAAGCTGTCAGC